ACCCAGTTTCTTGATCTTGGCTGGAGATGAAATCCATATGGGCATGGAGAATTTGATGCTGGCAATATCAATGGGATTTTCTGTGCCCATTGGAATAGTTCTTGAACTCCAACTCAGTTGATCCAAATACATCACACTCAAACTTGACCAGTCAATGTAGTTGTCTGTACTTTGTAGTTCTAACGAAGGATTAAACAGGGTCAAAATCTGTTCAAATAATTGCAATTTCTGATTGGTGTTTGATGTCCAAATGTCCAGTGTTACACTCAACTTGTACGGCACAGGCATCAGTCGTTCAATGGTAAATGCATTGCCTTGTGTGGTGTCGTATGATTCTGTAGCAGTGTCGTATGTGCGTTGGCGCACTGAGAATCTGTCCACAAAAGTGGGATCTTGTATTCTTGGTCGATCGTATTCAAGATTGTTGATGTAAAAAGTCATTAAGGGAGTTGATGGCAATGCACTGGCAGAGTTTTCTTGAATGATGGTCTGTGCATTGCGACTGGAATCACCATAGCGCACAGGCACACGCAACAGGGTGGCTTTGTTTACGCCGTCAGTTTCGTTGCCGTACTCAATTTGGAATCCTGAAAAGATTCTGGTAAATTGCAGTAGGAACCTGCGTATTTGTGCGTCGTAAAAAAATTGTTGCATGTTTATCTTGAATAAGGTGGTGGTGGGTTAGGTGGCAAGAAGCCGCCTTGGTCACCATTGTCTGCCTTGGGTTTGAGAGCTTGACTCAAACTCTGACGCTGTGGTACAGCACCCAAGTCCGTGGTATTGGTAGTGTATGTATTGTTCACAAAACCTGAGCGTTGTGTTTGATTGGTTGCGGCATTGTCTAGTTGTGTTCGCACTTTTTCCTCGATCTTGATCCATGATCTTCCGTTGTAGCGAAACAGTCTGTTGGGTTTGTAGTCCAGTCTCAAACAGTAATCGCCACTCACAGCATTGGCTGGAAAGCTCACACCTGGAGTCACAGGCAAGCCGTTAGGAGCAAAACCATCACCAGTTAGATAGCCTGCTGTATAACCATCTGCTCGTGGAGTGATGTTCATGCCACCCTGTGTACCATCCACTGTGGTGCCGTCAATTGTGCTCAGGCTGGTCGGATTGGCAGGTTGGCCATCGTCCAGTGTGGCCACAACATAGAACTTTTCAACATCGTACCCACTGAGTGGAACTTCCACATTGGCCTGTGCAAGTATGTCGTCATTGATCTGTTGATCTTTGGGTCGGGTACTTTGCATGTCAGAGATTGTGGGCGGAGTATACTCAGACCAATAAGTTGTATCTGTAATTTCTGTGCCAGCAGGCACATTTCTCGTGGCTCGATAATACACATCACCGTAATTCACAATGCTACCGCCAGGATAGAAATCACCCGGATCCCAAATGTATTCAGACACAAACGGCTTGTCTAGTATGCTGTTGTATTCTTGTGCATTGGTCAGTGGTGTGGCCTTGATGCGCCACAAGTGCGGCAACCAAGTTTGACTGAAACCTTCTGACGCAAAGTTAGCATCCTGGATCACATAGTATCTGGGCAAGGCTAATGGCAAGGCAGCATTTAGGGGATTATAATCTTTCAGGTTTGGCACTTCAATAACATCACCGTTCATGAGTTTGCGACCAAACGTATCTATCATATCGTTGTAGTGAAAGGTCACAAACAAGGTATCTGAGTTTAAAAACAATCCAAATTGTGTTAGATCAAAGTCCACATCCTGCACACGATACACACCGCGCATGACATAGATATCTGGAGCATACACTCTGTCTCTGTTTTCCAGCAACAGCAAGTCTTGAATGTTTAAGGGGCTTTGCTCATCATAAATGGGCTGTGTGGCATCAGCATTGCCCGACAGCGCAGAGTCCTCGCCCCCAGTTTGTGGGCCCAGATATTTGTGAACATAGATATCTAATCCGCCCACAGTGTACATTTCACTGATGGTGCGGTCAAAAAATTGGTAGTCTCTTGTGCGATTTGGGCGGTATAAACTTAGACGTGGCATAACATATATTTATGGGCCGGTTGACCAATAATTCACAACCTGTTATACTTTGGGCATGAAAGTAGTTAAACTGGACCGCAGATTCCGCCAATACAAACAGCACGGGCATGTGATTGCTGTGCGATGTGATAGTTGGCTGGGGGAAGGCACATCTTTTGAACAAATATGCAAGACCAAACTGGGAGGCCGAGGCTACATGCCCACCAACGATTGGCATGCTTACTTTGGCAAAAACAACGGCCGCGCCAACCGCCCATTCTGGGTCTCCTTCCGCAGGGAATCAGATCTTACTTTAGTACTACTTTCTGCCCAGTTGACCAAATAATCACGATCTGCTATAATACACACTTGTTCACTACAGGAGCCCGTATGCAAAAGGCAGCAAATTTTGTTGCAAAGTACTCTACTGCCAACAAGTCCAAAGCAGTGGTGCCCTATGACCTAATAAAAGCCACAGAAAAATGGGTGGAGTACAGCCTGGACATTGTGGATATGAATCGTATTTTGATGCAGTCAGACTTTGACACCAAATGGCGTCTGATGGAGGCCCTGGACATTGCAGAGCGCAAGAGAAAGTACATGTACAACCACAAAAACTTTAAACTCAAACGTGCCACGCAATTGTTTGAACTCTGCCGAGATTTACCTGTAACATAAGTAAGGACACACATGAGCACCACATTCAAAATCAAACTGCTAAACCCCCGCAGTTCCGACACCAACATTCTGGGCACAGAGCCCACCTGGCAAATCCAGCCCACTGAATACAGAAAAACCAAATTGAGTGAAGCATTCTCCTGGTACAATTATTTTTATGGCAAAAAAGATGCCCGGGACATGATTGTAAACTATCTGGAAACACATGACCGTAAGGCAGATGTACGGTTGCTCAAGGGCATTCCGGATTCGGCAATTCGACTGACCACAGGCTGGCTGTGTCGCATGAGCATGGTTGGATTGGAACTGTTAGATACAGAACAGCTCAAATTAGAAAACCAACTGCGAGAAATACTGGACAGCAAACAAAACGAAGTTGTGCCCGAAGTAGTGGTGGAAGATACCACACCACGAATTACCATCCAAGACCGACTGCGCGAAAAGACAGCAGAGTGCAACGGCGAATTGGAAGGCTTGTTTGACGAGTTCTTGCTGAGTGGTGCCAAAATGACAGCAGACTTCAAGCCTGTCACAATCATGCGTGGCCTAAACATTGCACCGCAAATGATCAGTCAAATTACAGACAATTGGAAACGCAAGCTCACAGAGTTTGAGCATGTGGTAGAAGGCAAAGATCCCCAGTTGGTTGAAGGCTACAGTCATCTCTCCAAAATACAATTGCGTAATGTGATCAAGTTTTGTGAAGCAGTGGTCAACGACTGCGGTGCTTATGTACAGATCAAGAAAGTGGAACGCAAGCCGCGCAAGGTCAAAGCAGTGCCGCCGGAGAAGCGGGCCGCCAAGTTTAAGATGCAGGTAGAGTTTGCAGAACTCAAACTCAAATCATTGCCAGCCGCAAGTCTTGTGGACAAAACAGAAGCCTGGTTGTATGACAGCAAAAAACGCAAGCTCATCCACCTTGTGGCAGACAGCCACACACAGTCATTCACTGTAAAGAACAACTCAATCATTGGCTACTCAACTGTGGATACAGTACAAAAGACTCTGCGCAAGCCAGCAGAACAGCTGAAAGGCATTACAGGTGCAGGCAAACCAGCCGCCCGCAAAGCGTTCAAGGACATCAAAGCCACAGAAACTGCATGGAATGCCCGTGGCACAGAAAACTTGATCATACTAAAGAGTTGGTAAATAGGAGCAATGACGCCTAACAATGCCCGCACTGTTTTTAACAAAATTGAAGTTTACATTACCAACGTTTGCAATCTAACTTGCGAACAATGTAATAGATTTAATAATTTTGATTTCAAGGGCTGGCAACGATGGAGCGATCATGCTGAACAATACAAGCAGTGGGCAGAGTTAATTGATCTAAAGGCCATCACCATAATGGGCGGTGAGCCTTTGCTCAATCCCACAATCGTAGAATGGATACACGGCCTTAACGATGCATTTGGGATTGAAGTGCAAGTGCTAACAAATGGCACCCGACTTACCCAAGTACGGGGCCTGTATGACGCTATTGCACATGCCAAACCACGGAACGGAAACAAGAACAGTATTGCCATAAGTTTGCACAATTTAGCAGACTTGGAGCAATTACAAGCAGACATACATGAATTTTTGGAAGGTCCTGTAAAACAAAACACGCACCGTCCTGATTTGTGGAACGCTGACTATCAATATTCAGACCGCAATGGTGTGTTTATAAATGTTTATTTTCAAAACAGTTTTGATACATCTACAGTGCAAGTTAACCCAGAAGGGCGTTATGCATTATTCAACAATGACCCTGCAATAGCACATGACGCATGCACTTTTGTAAAATTTAAAAGCTATCATTTTATACGTGGCAAACTGTACAAATGCGGCCCTGCGGCACTCTTGCCTGAGTTTGATCTTCAACATAAATTTGATATTTCTGATAGCGACCGAGAACTACTAAACTCCTACCAGCCGCTTACAGTGGATAATTTTGCTGAATATAAAGATGAGTTTTTAGAAAGTCTAAACAACCCTATTGCTCAGTGTAAGTTTTGTCCTACACATAGAAAAAATATAATGATTGCTCCGGTACGCAAAGGCAGCATCAAGCTATAAATATAGCACTGGAGTTCCTATGGCAGAACAGCAAGACACACTATCTCAGCTCAAACAAAATCTCATTGAATATGTACAGCTTCAACTGGGCAGTCAAATCATTGATTTAGAATTGGATCCAGCACACTACGAAGCCGCGTATGCCAAAACAATTGGCACCTACCGTCAACGAGCCAACAATGCGTATGAAGAAAGTTATAGTTTTTTCACACTAGTCAAAGACGAAAACATCTACACACTACCCCAAGAAGTTGTGAGTGTGCGCCAGTGCTTTCGCAGAACTTTTGGTGATTCTAGCGGACCCTTTGCGTCAAATTTTGATCCGTTTGCACAAGCATCATTAAATGTTTACTTGATGAACTTTAACGTGGCAGGCGGCCTTGCTACCTACGACTTTTACAGTCAATACGTTGAGTTGGCTGCCAAGATGTTTGGCGGCTTTTTTAATTACACATTCAATCAGGTTACTAAAAAATTACAACTCATGCGTGATCCTAAAAACACCGGTGAAGCTGTGTTGATTTGGACGTACAATCTAAAACCTGAAATCAACTTGCTGAGTGACTATCAAATATCACAATGGATCCGTGACTACATGGTGGCCAACTGTAAAATGATCATTGGTGAAGCACGTGAAAAGTTTGGCACTATCGCCGGACCGCAGGGCGGTGGTAGTCTAAATGGCGCTGCCATGAAAGCCGAAGCTCAAACCCAAATGGATGGACTACTTGAGCAACTCAAAATGTATGTGGATGGTTCGCAACCTCTTACTTGGGTAATTGGTTAACACACACTAGACACACAGTCATAAATCTGTTATAATCATCAAATGGACTTGATGATTGACCTTGAAGGCTTGGGAACAGGCCCCGACACTACTATTCTTACCATTGCTGCCCAAGCATTTGATCCGTTTGGCACGGGCCATTATGAGCAATCATTCTATGCCAGAGTTACCTTGGAAAGCCAAGAAACTCGTAGCATACAGCAAGGCACTATAGAATGGTGGGCCACACAACCTGCTGTGGTGCGTGACGAAGCATTCTCCGAAGAAGACCGTATACCCTTAGATCAAGCATTGGATGGCCTGGGCCGGCTGATTTGGCATGCCAAACGTGTGTGGGCACAAGGTCCAACATACGACATGAACATCCTAGAGCATGCCTACAAGAGTTACAACAAACCCCTGCCCTGGCAATACTATATGGTACGTGATAGCCGCACAGTGTTCTCGTTATGGCCTGAACAACCCATGCCTCCTACCACACACCATGCACTAGAAGACTGTCGCAGACAAATTGGCATGCTACAAAATACACTTAAATATCTCAACGTTCGGGAGTTAAAATGATCATTGGCATCTGTGGATTCATTGGGTCTGGCAAAGACACTATTGCTGACTACCTTGTAAATTTACACCACTTTCGCAGAGAAAGTTTTGCTTCAACACTAAAAGATGCTGTGGCACAAGTGTTTGGTTGGGACCGAACCATGCTGGAAGGGCGCACAAAACAAGCTCGTGAATGGCGTGAGCGTGTGGATCCATGGTGGGCAGAACGCCTGGGCATGCCCACCCTAACGCCACGTTGGATCTTGCAGTACTGGGGCACCGAAGTGTGTAGAGCAGGATTTCACGATGATATCTGGATTGCCAGTTTAGAAAACAAACTGCGTCACAGCCAAGATGATGTTGTGATTTCAGATTGCCGTTTTCCCAACGAAATTCTAGCTATTAAAAATGCTGGTGGGCGTGTGATTAGAGTTATACGTGGACCAGAGCCTACATGGTATAATTCAGCTGTGAGTGTGAATCGTGGCGCTAATGGCAATTCAACTTGGGCACTAAGTCATCGAAAACTAGAAAAGCTGGGGATTCATGCATCAGAAACTGCATGGGTGGGCACTGAATTTGACGCTGTGTTAGACAACAACGGTACCTTGGATGACTTGTATCAGCAGGTCAAGAGTCTGGTTCAAGATCGCCCTGCCGCCACGCAAGATCGCTCTTAGACAGCTCTACTTCACAGTTTCTACAAACTGATTTGAGATTCTTAAGTGCGGCATTGTTCAAGTTGCCATCCACGTGATACACAAAGATCTGACCAGCGTATTTGGCTTTGAATCCACAGCGATCGCAACTCATCTTTTTCTTATAGCCAGCTGATTTCCAGCGTGGCTCTCTAGGTTTTAGTCCACGTCCCTTCCTAGCACAAGTCTCACACCTTGATCGATAGTGTGTGATGTCATCACGTTTGTAGTTCACAGCACAAGGTCGCTGGTGACAGGCTTGACAAATGGGTCTCATACGGTATTTAGCGGCATGGACCTTTGCCAAAGGTATTCAAAACGGCTGTTTTTTTCAAGGTCTCTATAAATATTAGAACTTGAAAAGGATTCAACCATGGCTCTCATATCACCCGGCGTACAAGTAACAGTAATTGACGAAAGTCAATATATTCCATCAGCAGTCAACACAGTACCATACTTCTTGATTGCCACAGCGCAGAACAAAGTTTCTGGCACTGGTGTTGGAGTAGCAGCTGGTACCACAGCGGCTAACGCTAACAAAACATATTTAATCACCAGTCAGCGTGATTTAACAGCCACATTTGGTGTACCATTCTTCTATAACACAACTACTGGCACACCTATCAATGGTTACGAACTGAACGAATACGGTTTGTTAGCTGCTTACAGTGCGTTGGGCATTTCAAATCGCGCTTATATTCAGCGTGTGGATGTTGATCTGACTGAACTCACAGCCAGTTTAACACGACCAACTGGAACACCAAATGATGGTGCTTATTGGTTGGATACCTCTACATCTTTATGGGGAATTCAAGTTTGGAATCAAAGTACTGGAACATTTACAGTAACAACTCCGTTGGTAATTACAGACAGTGCAGATGTTACAGAAAGCACCAGCGGCGTAACTGGACAAACAGTTTATACTCCTCTTAATACTGTAGGCAGCATTGGAGACTATGCTGTAGTTTCAACTGGTGGCGATGACATTTATAATGTTGGTTGGTACAAAAATGATAGTAATGCTTGGGTAGCCATCGGGGATGCTGCTTGGCAAGTGTCTTGGCCCACAATTCAAGGCAATGTTACCAATCCTACACTTACCGCAGGGCAAAGTATTTTTATCAACGGCACGTCAGTTGCTGTGCCTGCAAGTCCCAGTAACACCTTGGCTGGATTTGTAGCTGCTGTTAACTCAGCAGCCATTACAGGTGTAACTGCTGACTCGTTAAATGGCCAATTTGTTATCTATGCTGATGACACAGCAACCAATGACGGCAGTACTGCTTCAGGTGGTATTGTTAGTATTATTCCTAATGCCAGCGGCACAGCATTATGTGATGCACTTGGAATTTTTGCAATTGAATATTTGACACCAATTTATATTGCAACATATAGTTATGATGCTCCGCGTTGGAGAACCACTGATACCAGTCCAAGACCAACAGGATCTGTATGGAACAATGTCAGTCCAGCCAATAATGGGTTAGCATTGCAAGTTAAAGAATATAGTGCAACTCTAGGCGAATGGGTGTTAAAGACTACCCCAGCGTACTCTAGCACTTCTTTTGCCCTTTATGGATTAGATCCCACTGGCGGCGGTAAAAATATTCCAGTTGGCACATTGATCGCAATATCTAAATCCAACAGTCAAGAAGCATATCCGTTATTTTCTTTTGGATTTCAAATATTAGAACAAGTTGTATTTGGCCAGATGATTGCAACAGGAACCACAACTCCGGGTGCAAATGGCGATGCATTGTTTACTGCTGGAAATAAATTCACAATGGAAGCAACAGAAGCAGGCACTACAACCAATAACGAAGCAACTATAACCCTGTCGGGCACCAGCATTGCCAGTTTTATTGCTGATGTCAGTGCCGCCAATATACCTTATGTGTCGGCCAGTGTAAACAGTGCAGGAAATATTGTGTTTACTCACAGCCAAGGTGGATTGATTTCATTGTCTCCTGTGTCTGGGTTTGGAACTCCGATCGTTACTGCTGGATTTACTGATGCAACACCATTCTGCCGTCCGTCAGCAAGAATTGTTACTACATTAATTTTGAGTAATTTTTGTTCTGCTACAGAATTCACATACACTCCCAGCGACACAGCACCTTTCCAAGATCCTGCTGATGGAAAATTGTGGTACTTTTCAACAGCCAGTCAAGTGGATATTATGATCCAGAACGCCGGCACATGGCAAGGTTATCAAAACGTTTCCAATGATACTCGTGGTTACGACCTTACATTTACCAATGCTGCTGGTCCAATCTGTGCTGCCACAGCGCCTACTACACAAACTGATGCATCAGCAAGTGCATTGGAGTATGGAGATTTGTGGGTTGACACCAGCGATCTAGAAAACTATCCCAAGTTGTATCGTTGGGAGGCAGTGAACGCAGTGGATCAATGGGTATCGGTTGATACTACTGACCAAGTCACACAGAATGGTGTGTTATTTGCTGATGCTCGTTGGGCACCAAACGGCACCACAGACCCTGTAAGTGGCGCAATTCCGACCATTGTGAGCTTGTTGACCAGCAATTACTTGGATTTGGATGCTCCTGACCCTGCGCTATATCCACAAGGCATGTTGTTGTTTAACACACGCCGTTCGGGCTACAATGTCAAGAGTTATCAAAGCAATTACTTTAATGCTACTTCTTATCCTGATGACACCTTACCAGCCGTGACCGACACTTGGCTCACAGTAAGTGGCAACAAGCAAGACGGCAGCATGTATGCAGGTCGTTTGGCACAACGTCAGATGATTGTGGAAGCAATGAAGTCAGGTATTGACACTAGCCAAGGTGCTAGAGAAGATACTGCATTATATACACTAATTGCAACACCTGGCTACCCAGAGTTGATTCCTAACATGATTGCACTCAGCAACGAGCGCAACAACACATTGTTTGTGGTTGGTGATACACCAATGCGCTTGCAAGCCACAGG